CTAATGATTATTCCTGTTGAAGTAAATGATGGATATATTAAATGGATTAATTATGCATTTGATTGGATGAGAGAAGTTCGTAAGGCTTGGGAAGATCAAACATTACCAACAAAAAATTATCGTAACAACTCAAAGGTTTGTAAGTCATGTCCAGTAAAAGCAACGTGTCTTGAAGCAGGGACAGGCGTAATAAAAATAGCTTCATTAGAGGAACTGAGTGAAACTTTGTAGCAGATTTGATTGCGATATTTATTTTCTTCCAAAGGTAAGCTATCAAGTTTATTGCTCAGAAGAATGTAGAACATTTGCTACAAAAGAAAAAATAGCAGAACGCTATCAAGCTACACGACGTCAAAAAAGATTAGGAAAAGTAAGAAAGTGTTTAGGTGGGTGTGGAGTAGATCTATCAATATATAATGACTCTGGGTTCTGCTCTAATTGTAACGTAAGTGAAAAACTAGTAAACAAAATGATAAAAGAAATAAAAGGTATGGTTCAATATGAACAAGATAATTAAAGCAGGATCAACTACTGCTCCAGAAAGAATATGCGCTATTGATGCTAGTACCAATAGCCTTGCTTTTGCTTTATTTAATACACAAGAAAAAACATTAGGGGCTATTGGAAAAATTAAGTTTGAAGGCAAAGATACCTATGAAAAAGTTATGGATGCAGGTAAAAAAGTTAAAGCATTTTTTGATTACTATGGTGGATTTGAAGCAATAGTAATTGAGCATACTGTATTCATGAATAGCCCTAAGACTGCTGCAGATCTTGCATTAGTTCAAGGCGCTATTCTTGGAGCAGCAGGTCAATCTGGAACAAAAATAATTGGCAAGGTTGCTCCAATTACTTGGCAAATATTTTTAGGAAATGGCAAGCTAACTAAAGATGAAAAGTTTTTTATAAGATCAAAAAATCTAGGTAAGTCAGAAGCATGGCATAAATCAAATGAAAGAGAAATAAGAAAACAAAAAACAATTAGATTTATTAATCTTCAGTATGATAAAAAAATTACCGATAACGATGTGGCAGATGCATGTGGCATTGGTTACTGGGCAATAAAAAACTGGGACAAAGCAATAGGATTTGACAAATAACATCATGCCTGGTAAACTATATACAAGCGAAGTTTGGTTACGTAAACGATATTTAATAGACAAAAAAAGTCCAGAAGATATTGCCAAAGAGTGTGGGTCAAGCGTAGAGACAATCTATGTTTATCTTGCTAAATTTAATTTAAGGAAGTCAAAAAGATGAGTAAAGCACAAAAAATTCTTATTGGTTTAGGTATTGCTGGTGCAGTAGGTGTTACATATGTATTTACGGCGCTAAGAGGATTGCCAGAATTATTTGATTGGGAGGCAGACGATGAGTGATAATTTAACAATTACAGTTGATCAAGTAAATCATCCACGACACTATACAACAGATCCTTCTGGAGTAGAATGTATAGAAATTACACGTCATCGCAATTTTAATATTGGAAATGCATTTAAATATCTTTGGAGAGCAGGACTTAAAGATGAGGCAAAAACTATTCAAGATCTAGAAAAAGCAATCTTTTACATTAAAGATGAAATTAATAGACTAGAAGGTAAGTATGTCAACTGAAGAAGAGCTTGTTAAACATCTTGATACAATGAATACTGTCGTTGAAGAGTATTTAAAAGGCAGTGATCCAACAAAAATCTCTAAAGAATTATCCTTACCAAGAGTTCGTGTTGTTGCATATATTGATGAATGGAAAGAAAAAACATCAAATAATACAGCTATTCGTGCACGTGCAAAAGATGCACTTGCTGGTGCAGATGCACACTACAGCAAGTTAATTTTAAAATCATACGAAGTTATTGATGAAGCATCAATGATTAATAATCTTAGTGCAAAGACTGCAGCAATTAAACTTGTTATGGATATTGAGTCTAAAAGAATTGACATGTTACAAAAAGCTGGACTTCTTGAAAACAAAGAACTTGCAGAAGAAATGGTTGAAATAGAAAAACGACAAGAAGTTCTTGTTGGAATTCTTAGAGATATTGCATCATCTCATCCAGAAATTCGTGACTTAATAATGAAAAGACTTTCTGCTATTGCAAAAGAGGGAGAAGTGATTACAGTTGTCCACGATGTTCAATGATTTTTTTGAGGTATTAAAAAATAATAATTTTGAACAAATGCCAGTAGACGCTAAAACATTTGTTGAAGGTGAGTCATACCTAAACCAACCACCACTATCAGATGTTCAATATGACATTGTAGAAGCAATGAGTCAGATATACAGACAAGAAGACCTTATAGACATAATGGGAGAAGCAGAAGGAAGAAAATACTATAAAAAATATACAAAGAATGAAATTATTCTTCAGCTGGGCAAAGGCTCTGGAAAAGATTTTACCTCTACTGTTGCTTGTTCTTATATTGTTTATAAGTTACTTTGTTTAAAAGACCCTGCTAGATATTTTGGAAAACCAAGTGGAGATGCAATAGATATTATTAATATTGCTATAAATGCACAACAAGCTAAAAATGTTTTCTTTAAAGGTTTTAAAAATAAAATTGAAAAGTCTGAATGGTTTGCTGGAAAATATAACTCAAAGGCTGAATCAATTGAATTTGATAAAGGTATAACAGTTTATTCTGGTCACTCAGAAAGAGAATCCCATGAGGGTTTAAACTTAATCCTTGCAGTACTTGATGAAATTTCAGGGTTTGCAAATGAAGTTGGAACTGCAAACGATCAAGGTAAAACTGCTGACAACATATATAAAGCCTTCCGTGCTTCAGTAGACTCTCGTTTTCCTGATTTAGGAAAGGTTGCATTGCTTTCGTTTCCCAGATATCCAGGGGACTTTATATCTCAGAAATACGAAGCAGCAATTATGGAAAAAGAGATTATAACAAAGACACATAGGTTTATAATGAATCCAGAGTTTCCAGAAGACCTTGAAGGAAACTATTTAGATATTGCCTGGGATGAAGATACTATTATTTCCTATAAGTATCCTGGAGTGTTTGCTTTAAAAAGACCAACTTGGGTAGTCAACCCAACAAGACAAATTGATGATTTTAAATTAGCATTCTTTACTGATATGGGTGATGCAATGCAAAGGTTTGCTTGTATTCCAACATACTCTTCAGATGCATTCTTTAAGCAAAAAGAAAAACTTGAAAAATGTATGACTACAAGAAATCCAATTGATTCTAATAAAAGGTTTGACGCCTCATTTGTTCCAGACCCAGATAAAATTTATTATGTACATGCTGACCTTGCACAAAAACACGATAAGTGTGCAGTAGCAATTGCCCATGTTGACAAATGGGTTAACCTTCAGGTTGTAAAAGATTATGAACAGGTTGCTCCAATGATTGTTGTTGATGCCGTAGTTTGGTGGGAACCAAAAGTTGAAGGACCAGTCAACCTCTCTGAGGTAAAACAATGGATTCAAAATCTTCGCAGGCAAGGATTTAATCTAGGTATGGTTAGCTTTGACAGATGGCAATCGTTTGATATTCAGCAAGAACTTCAAGCAGTAGGAATAAGAACCGATACTGTTTCTGTTGGTAAAAAACATTACGAAGATCTAGCAATGATGGTTTATGAAGAAAGAGTGATAATGCCACACATACCACTTCTACTTGATGAAATGTCAGAACTTAAAATTATTAATGATAAAAAGGTTGACCACCCTAGAAAAAAATCTAAAGACCTTTCAGATGCTGTAACAGGTGCTGTCTTTGGTGCATTATCTCATACACCAAAAAATACTAATATAGAGATAGAGATACACACATGGTCTTCTAGTTCCTCAAAAATTGCCAAAGAAGAGCAGTCTATGATAGAATTAGATAGTCAAAAAATTCCTGAAAATGTCAGGGATTATCTTGATCAATTTAAACTAATATAAAATAAACAAGGAGAATAATGAATTCATTTAAGAAAATCTCAGTTGCTATCGCTGCAGCCTTAGCAATGGGCACAATGGTTGGAGTTACATCAGCAAGTGCTGCTACAACTCTAACTGTAAACTCAGTTGCTGCCGTAGGCGGAACAACTGCTGTAAGCCCAGTATCAATTCCAGTGCCAGACCAGAACAATGTTCTTGTTTCAAAAGCACTAACAATCGTAGTAGATTCACTTGCTGCTAATACAGTAGTAACGGCATCTGCAACAAACGGTAAGATTCTAACAACAATTGGTACAGCCTTGGCTCCAATCGTTGCAACAGCAGGATCTGCAACAGCATCAGTTAATACAGGTAGTGGAGCTACTGCAACATTCTATGTATTTACAACATCTGTAGCAGATGGATCTGTAGTAATTACAGTTGGTGGATCATCAACTACATACTACTTTAAGGGTTCAGCTGGAGCACTTAATGCAATCACAATGTCAACACCAGATACTGCTGCTGCAGGAACAACCCAAAAGGTAGTTCTTGGCGCATACGATGTATTTGGAAATGCTATTGCTGCTGCATCAGTTAGCCTTCAGGTTGTTACATCAACCGCATCAACAACAACTGTACATACAACAGATACAGCAACAGCAGGATCAACAGTTCTTGGTCTTAAGACTGTAGATGTAACTGTTCCAGCATCTGGATCAATTACTCTTGTTGCAACAGCAACAGTTGCTGCAGCAGTAGCAGGTCTTGCAGCACCAGTAGGGGTTGCAGTTAAGAATGTATCAATTCGTGATCTTGCAACAGAGCTTGCTTCTGTTCAGGCACAACTTATTGCTGAAAGAGCAGCACACGCTGTAACTAAAGCTGCTGCAGTTTCTGAAAAGGCTGCTTCAGATCTAGCACTTGCAACTGCAATTGCAGATCATAAGGCAAAGTTTAATGCACTTGCTAAGAAGTGGAATGCAAAGAATCCACGTGCAAAGGTTGCACTAATTAAGTAACCTAGTCCAACAATTAGGGGAGTCAATTAATTTTGGCTCCCTTTTTTGTGCAATAAAATGATATAATAGTCCTATTAGTCAACACCACAGGCTAAAATAGGAGATAAAATTAAAAAAAAACTAATCAGGATATGGTTAGTGGGGATTTTGTTATCATTAGTTTTATTTTTCGTGCCTTCATATGACGCACATGGAGATACACTTGAAGAAACAGTAATTATTGCTTTAGGAATTGCTACAACTCAAGTACAAGAATCTGAGGCTGCATCTGCTGCGGTAGCACCATTAGTGCCAAATGCAATAACTCAGGCTCAACAAGCTCAGACTGCCTCTATAAATGTTGGTACACAAGTATCTACTGCAACATCTGAAGTAAATCAAATAAATGCTGCAATTACAATAATAACAAATGCTACTGGCATAGATCAAACCTCAACCATAGTCTCTGAGGCAAAATCTACTGTTATAGACGCTCAAACAGCAGTCAATGCCATATCTACAGTGTTAGCACAATCAGAATTAGCGGAGGCAACTACAGCAAGATCTGAAGTTACGACTGCAATAAGTACTGCATCTACAGAATTCTCACAAGCAAACGCTTCTATATCTAATGCTCAAGATGCAATTAATGCACTTCAGGCAACAATTGCTACAGTTAGAGATGTTCTTCAGGGAGTAGACGATGCTGGAGTTCAATTAATATTACCATTTAATATGAGAATGGGAGATATTGTATACAACTCTATCTTTGTTGGATCAAATGCAACTTTAACCTTTGGAACAAATGAAGGTCATGTATATTGGGATACACCAAATGCCCCATCAGTTTCTCTTGCTGGAATGGATTGGACAACTTGGAGCTACGGTTCTGGAATTACATATGCAACAACACAAAATAGTTTAGATATTGCTTGGGATCTTCGTGCTTTTCCAACAACAGACTCTTCAATTCAACTTACACAAATAAGATTTAATGCAGATGTAAATCCAACAACTGGTGCTTGGGTAGCAGATGTTTCTGGAGTTGGTCCACATGTAGACACAACAAGATGGAACTATAGACAAACAGCAGGTGGAGAAATTACTCAAATTGTAGACCAAGATTTAGATGGAACAAATG